ACTTTGCTTTTTTCTGAACATAGCTTTTAATTATTAATTATTATTCTTCAAGTCCAAGGCTGGCAGTCCCGTTATTAGCACCTTCCTCGTCCTCCATTAGTTCCAGCCATTCTTTTTCTGAACGTTCTTTGGGCTTGTAGGAATTAGGCTTGTAGCCACCGCCGGCGACCTCATCATCTATTACCGACTGCCTGATTTCAGCGTATTCTTCTTGCAACCCTTTAATCTGCTCTTCGATAGAAGTTTCAGAATTGACATCAATACGATTGAACCATTTATCAGGAAGCTTCGCTTCTGCAAACAGTGTTCTGGCGGACGCCTGTTTTGTAGAAGTTGTTAGTGTTGAAGCGACAGTCGAAACAGATGCGGTCAACTCGGAAATTTGCTTCTGTTGAGCTTTCAACAACTTAACAACAGAAGCAGGCAAACCTTCGAAATCTTCGTCCTCGTCTTCGTCCTCATCATCTTCTTCGGATTTTGCCGTTTTCTTTGTCTTTTTAACCGGTTTGATAGGTTTACCGTCCTTCAGACCATTATTCTTCTCGTACTCAGCGATAGCATCCTTTCTCGCTTTTTCTACTGCTGATGTATCTTCAAGGTCAGGAAGAATATTGTCCTTGAACAAGGCGACATAAGTGTCGATATCTTCTTCCTTTTCGATTTTGAATAGTTTCTGCACCTTAGCAGCGTACTTTTCGTTTACACCTGCGGCTTTCAAGCCCTTTTTAATTGCATCAATGATTGTCATAACGATTTTCTATTAAAATATAAGCCAATATAATTTTTCCATAAAATACTCACTTCTGAGAATTTGTTTGTTATTAAAAAAAATCGTATATTTGTCTCGGTGTTCACCCGAAAGGGCTTACACCCCACCTCAGGCAGATTTGATCATATCAGGTCTGCCTGTTGTATTTTAAAGTCATTCTGTATGATCTCATCTCTATGATAAGTCTTATCTTTATTACCTCTTACAATTGTCACACTTTTTATTTTACTTCTTTTTACACGGCTGTGAATAGCTGTACTGAGTTCGTTCAATGAGATATCCGATTCTATCCACAATACCACGTTATCTGCTTGTCTTGCAGCAGAACGTAGCAGATTATCTATTGAGCTTTTTGTAGCCGTCATATTCATTTTATATTCTTGTGCCACATTTAATGTCTTATTGAATGAGTCCGCGGATTTTTTATTATCAGGGTTTGCTATCAAAGCAATCTCATACCCATATTTATTCGCTAAATAGGATGCCACTTTTAAATTTTCTTCCTTCTCATTTTTACCATGAAGTGAACTGATTCGAACATTCCCATTATTAGTAGGATAAATATCAAATGTCTCATTTTTAGGTTTTACAACATTCTCTTGTTTTTCAGTTTTTTGTCTTACATGTCCCTCCTTTTCTTCTGATGTCTCATTTTCTAAAAAGTTATCCTTATACCAGAAAGTGGATTGTAGCTCGTTTTTATTCTTGGCAACAAAATCCTTTGCCGCTTGGGGAATATCCGTAATAGTCTGACCTTGCGGAACCGTATCATTCAGCAAGAAATCAGCAAAATCTTCCGGCTCCATGGTGATAGGAGTGGCAAAGCAGATACAAAAAGGATGAAAGCCTGTAAACTTGAACGTTTTCGGATATCTGCCGACCATTGCATCACATATCCTACATGGGCCACGGTTATTGCTAGAACGATGTATTTCGATACCTAGTATAAAATTCTGTTTACTCCAACGTTCATAGTCTGCACTTCGATAAGCAATGTTCGTAGTTGTTGCAGATGTCCGGAGAGCATTTTTATATGCTGAACGATAAACACCTTGTCCTGGATGATAATTCTTCATTGGTTGTGATAATACCAATTCACCTTTCTCATTCCGGATCCTGCGAAAGCGTTTTTGGGGATTTTGCAAAATTTGCCGTATATCGCTACTGATTCCGTTTGCATTACGTCCGGCAACTACGCCACTATCAAGATAGAATTCGAGTTGCGATTTCGTTTGTTGCGTAATGTTCCAAACTCTATCAGATAACTTGAATCCGTTAGCATCTATATCGTTCTTTAGCGCTTCAAATGCAGATAAGCTATGAGCGAACATACCATCTTTCGTTGCACTGGAAATAGACATTCCCTTGATGAACTGGGAAATAAAATCATCATTCTTTCTTTCTGCTCGTTCCCAACCGTCCTTTTGAAATGCAGAGATATTAGCATATAGCATTGATTCAAGATTCAGCAGTTCTCGGTCAACTGCACTCTCTATTCTCTGATTATGTATCCATACGTTATTTTTCCCCGCATCAGACCATTTATGGAGATACGGGGAAACAGAAAGAATAAATTGATTAAAGATATTAGCTATTACGGCCTGCTGTGCAGCAATTTTCTGTATATGTTGTTTATCGTAGAAAGAAAGTCCGGGCATAGATTATAAAGTTGCTCCAATAAATGAATTATTCTGTGCAGTCTCTTTTTCGTCTTGCTTCTTACGATTCAATTCTGTTTCCACATCGTCAGTGTATGGTGAATTCTTTATAATCGTTTCCTTGCTATTGAATTGAGAAGCAGTTTCAAGGTTCTTGAGTTCTTCAGCTAGATCTTGTGGAAGAATGCTACCAAACTCAACCTCAATGTAGTTATCATTTAATTGCGATGCATATTTAGTGTGCGTAATATTAGCCATTCCAGCCTGAACTATTGCCACTGTACGTTGAACTGCCGGGCCGAATATCTCCATTTGTTCAGATGCCTTAATCTCTGCATCAATCAACATAAAACGACGTGAGGTACCACTAAGGTTGCCAAGTCCCATTAGTTTACTCATAGATAAATCGGGACTTGAAGATCCGGAATGTATTGCATCATCTAACTGGTTAAGTTCAAGTGTTACGGATTCACAGGACTGTTGCCATGCTAAGTAATCTGCATCACCGTGATATGTATTACCGGTATCCGCATCTACTTCCATAGTAAAGTTTAACTCTTTGCCTACAGTTTCTTTGCTCGGAAGATTAGCCAAACCATAAGTTTTCAGTATCGGTTCGGAAAAGTAGTCATTAGTATCTGATAGGCGGGAAAGTCTCATTTCTTTCTTGTCTATCAAATTAGCGACATCTTCCCAATCCGGACAATCGACTTCGGCATATACTACCGGAATCTTGCCAAAACGATTCTTTATCTTTTTCACTTGCCAAACACCGTTCATAATACCGGAGTAGATAACATCTTTCGTATAGACTTTTACGCATTCGCAAGTACGGCCATTGACTTCTGCATTGTACTTATAGATAAAGCCGTCCATATCATCGTCTTCATCAAAGTGTGGATAAAATTCACATTCGACATTACTATCCTTGGGAGTAGATAGAATCTTAACCTTCAACTGACTTTTTCCATCATCTTTAGTGACCGGATAGAATATAATAGCTGCTTTGGTTTCAGACAACACCTTGCGAGCAAACTCTTTCAATACCGATTGCATCTTGAGCTTTCGCTTATAGACCTTCTTAAACTCATCAAATCCGTCATTCGAATTTTCTGCTGTGATAGTCATTTCACCGCCAAACAGAAAAGCAACAGATGTGCGGACGATCTTTTTAGGTAGGTTGGTTACGACCTTAGCTACATCGACAGTCTTGTCTTCTAGTCTCTTTGGCTTTTCGGCTCCTGTTTCGGGGTCAATTTCTACTTCTGTATCTGAATATACAGCAATCTTTTTAGGCTCCCGATACCCAACTGATTCTTTACGACGGGTTCTGTCTCCATTGTATTCCTCCATATATTCACGAGGATTACGATTTTCACGGGTATCAACACATAAATCACCTACTATGCTACCGAAATCTTCATTTTTCAGAATATCCTTAATGTCTGGCATATACTTTTCTCTTAAAATATAGCAGCAAAGGAGGATTTTCTGCGGGAGTTATAGCCTTGTAGAAGTCAATAAAGCCTAGCAAAGGATATAATGTTGTATAGATTCACTATCAATTTCATTTTATTAAAATGTCAAAGTCCCAGTTGAGTAGCTAATTCAACTGGGACTTTAATCGTCTCATCTATGATTTTTTATGATCTAGTTTGATTAATAGAAGTACTCCGAAGAATATTCTCTTAACGATTACTCTTGCGACATTCTCTGTAGAGCTCGAGCACAAGCAAAGCTATAGTGCTAATGGCCGCCATAAAAGAGATAATTTCCATTGAAACCTCCTTTTAAAAAGGTTAGCTTTGACAAAGCACCGTAGTTAGTGCCCAATCTTCATCTTTTACTCTAGGTTTATCTGTGTATACACATTTGTGTTGCAAATATACAAAAATTATCCACGTCCTACTTTTCTAGTAGATTTTTTTAGTTTCAAACCAAGTGATTCGGCAAACTCTGCGAGTATTGTCATGCCGTCCGGTGCATCGTCATAAGCGTTATCACCTTCACGCTTGTAGCTAGTGAGTGACTTCATAAAACGCCAATAATCCGAACCTTTAGGGTATTCTGATTCGTCTAAGAATACACAATGCTTCTTTATCCAGCCAGCCTTCATGATGATACGTGTTTCCTTGTGCTGGGTTGTTGGCCGGGCTTGTATAACACACGATTTCTTTTTAGCTGTAACAAGTTTGCGTACATTGATAGCAAATATACGCCCGCCATTGTTTGATTCAATGCGTAGCTGATCGCACTCTGTATCAATAACCATCTGTGCCAGGCGCGGTTCTGTAACTTCAACAGGATCCTTTGTGAAAAGAACGTCGGTAATGAAATATCTCGGTCCGAATACCTTTGCGAATGGTGCGCAGAAATCATCATCACCTTTATCGGCTGTATCACAAGATCCGAGTGTCCCATCAGGTTTCTTTCCTGCAATATCGGCTAGTTTGAAGCGCATGAGAGACGATTTGGGGAATAGTAACCCTTTGGCCTCGAACGGTTCCTGCATATATTCGGCCATCCAAATACTTTCGTCGGTTTCAGAACGTAGTTCCTGGTAATATTCCGTAGTATGTACATCAGCGCAAAAAGTTTCATCGTTTTCATCGAGAGCTGCGATCCGGATGATTTCATTATACTTGCCGGCTTCTTCCATACGTCCGAGGACATCACTAGAGGACCAGCGAGTACCAATATCAATCATACAGCAGCTTCCCTCAATACGTGAATCGTGTGTACCTTGTTTCCAAGACCATACTTTCTCATTGTTATTATCAGACAACGCATCTTCTAGGCTCTTGTATAAGTCGTCGGTCATGGCGAGCATAGACGCACCGAAGCCGATCACGGTACCGCCAACACCGCCACCGAAATAAGATACCTGGCGAGCGCCTTCCACATTCCAGCTCTTCACATTCTGTTTATCACCTTTCAGATGAATATCAGGGAATATCTCTTTATATCGTTTTGACTTAACTATATCACGGGTATCATACGAAAGTTTGTTGTATAGAGTATCAGAACAACAATTACGCATTACGGATTCTTCCGGAAAGTGACCGTACATCCAAGCTATAAAAAGAGATGATATATAAGACTTACCGGCACGCGGCGGCATGCTGACAGCAAGACGGTAGATTATACCAGCAGAATATGATTCATACACACGCATGAACGCTTCTGCGACCTTCTTTAGGAACAGACGTTTAGAGAAAAACTTCGGATCATAGTACAAACAGAACGCCCAAAAGTCTTTCTTTGATATTCGTTTGCGGAGTATGGTAGCAGCCTTTGCTTTACGAATCAATATTTGTCTTTTACTCTTCTTCTTTGCCATCAATTATAGCCTGTAGTTGTTCGTCACTCAATCCTTCCAGTTCATCACCAAGGTTCACATTTGCATCAACTTCTTTTTTGTCTCTCCATTTCTCCGGTTGCCGGTTCTTCAGCCAGAATATAGCGGCTGTCGTATCAGGTGGGTAATGCTCAATATATTCTTTAGAGTCTGTTATTTTTCCTTCGGATGTTGCAAATTTTGTTGCCTTACAGGAATAACCGATAGCACGATTATATAGCCGAGATGCAACGTTAGCATCCGCAATATTCTTTCCTTTTTTTAGGGACTCAAGAAATTCGGGATAGTCTTTTTTCCATTTGTTTAAGGTTTGCTCTGAAACAGAGAAGAATTCGGCGAGCTCTTTATCTGTTGCACCCAACAAACAAAGCTTTAGAGCTTGATCGGCATACTCTATTCTGTATTCTGATTTACGCCCTCTTTTTTTCTTCTCGGCCGGATTCTTCTTCTCTGTCATAAACTATAACTAACTAAAACTAAAATGAAATAACCCATTCTTTAACTTGAATAATCTTCTATAATCAAAATATAAAGAAAGGCTATCTTTTACAACCTTCTGGAATTATTTTGGGAACAGCATTATTCCAATTAATACTATGATGTAAGCGTTTGTACACGCTTCCCATTGGGCGTATCTTTGTACAAGAAGGAGCATACATAATTGTGTAGAAAGACTTAACATAAGTCCCACTATC